GTAGCCGCTTGTGCTAAAAAAACGCCTTGTGAGCGTGATCCCTTTGAGCTATTGCAGCGCTTACAACAGGCCACCATATTCTCGAGGCTTATAGGATCGCCTCCATTTTTAAGAGCTATTACATGGTCTACCGTAGTGGCATCCTGACCACAATAGACACACGTATAACCATCACGCGATAGGACTACTAGCCGTTGAGCCTTGTACCTACGGCTTAGCCTTGGATCGTGTCTACCTTGTACCACTAATACCAACCCCTTTGATTATGAAAGTGTAAGGCTCTACAAGGTGTTGAGTGTTTATGAGTTATGTACTTAAGACCTAAATCTATTTGCTTAAACGGATCTAACTCTTTCATCTTAAGTAATTGAGGTATGCCATATGCAGAGCTCTTAGGGTTATCTGCACGTGGATCCCATCGAGACTCTCTATTCCACAATAACTCGAGGCATCTATATTGCTTAGCATTAAGTAGCTTTATATGAGCGTATAGTTTGTAGTTTTCTTTATCTCTTTGTGTGCTTATAGCTTGAGATGCAGGCATATTGCTAAATAGCAATAGCCCGGCCAAAAGCACCAAACTACGCCTGCGAGCTATCCGCGGTAGCGGCTCGCCTGCGAGTATGGAGCGTAAACCCTTAGTCAAATAGGTGTCAATCTTGAGCGTATTCTTGAGCGTGTCCCACAGGTTTTTAACACCTGTGTATAACTCTTGTGGATAACTATTACGCATCTTTACCCTCCCATATGAGCTCACTATCGCCCTGATTAAAGGTCATAATCACGGAGTGAAAGCTCGAGCCTTTACGTAAAGCTCCGGACTCGTCGTAATATGCAATACGCCTAGATGGCATATACACGCTTGGATATCCGTACTCCTTGTAAAGCTCATGGCGTTTAACTCCACCTAAAGCATCTATAGGTAGGACTAACACGGCTTTAAGGCCATATTCATACACTCGTTTAATTATCTTGTCTTTGATACTGAACGGAGGGTTTGTAATTATGTAATCCGCTAACCTAAATTGGCCATCGATAAAGTCATTTATCCCATATATAACCGTATGCTCCAAAGCTTCTAGCGTTTTAACAAAGAGGCTATTTTCAGAGTCAAAAGGGCACAATATAAGCGAATTAGGCTCAGGATCGAGCAGCTTAATAGCTATATCTACTGTCTCTTGACTTGTATGCCACTCGTCAGAATAAACGTTTTTAGTAATTCCATTAAGAGTCATCTTTAACGTCCTCCATCATGACAATACCCATAACGCCGCATTTAACGCATTGTAAGGACTTAACGTAAGGTGGCAGGTTATCGGTTACTACGCGCTCTATATGCTCTGTTACCTTGCCACATAAGCGGCACTTACTTTTATACGCCATAGTTAGACCTCTTTAAGTATTGCATCTCAAATAGATTAGATCGAGGTACCCAATAGTTATTTTGATACGGGTGTTTGTATTTAGGTTGCTTGGCCATATGTACCGGCATCCATCCGAGTAGCACATAAACCGGGCTCCATCCCGTAACTAATATAGCTACATCGTTAGGCCTACCCTCGCCCCTATTTTGTAAGATTAAATGCCCGTTAGCGTGTTTGGTCCATTTAACCTCGATATTAGCGCCCACGTCTGCCTCCTCGTGAGCGTTATCGGTTTTAGGTACAAAGCCGTAATCGCCAAAATAGTTAGCGACCGCCATCTCAGCACCGCATCCCTCTGCATGTTGCCATATTAGCTCGTGATAGTTTGTATAAGTCTGCCCGTAATTACTAGCATCTTTGGGATCAGAGTTAAAAGCTACGCCTCGCTCAAGACCTACACGGTGCGCCGTGATTTCCTGAGCCCTATCAAGGATTACTTTAACTAAGCTCGACACTCTGCACACAACCACGTTACGACCTCAAGGCCTACGTCGCGAATAGTTAAGCCGCCTGTTTGACTAACCCACTCGCCGCAATAGTCGCACTTATCTACCGGCGTAGCACTCGTTGAGCCATCATCGTGCACGGTTAAAGCGATCCCGTTTTTTATGTATGTAATTTCGCCCATTGTTATACCTGAGGCTTCCATTTACCATCGGATCCCAATACGTGCCAATACGGATTACATTGATTAGCTCGGTTTTTCTCGGTGCACTTGTAAGCGGCCCACGGTTTACCTGTTGCCTTAGCCGTACCTTCGGCCCATATCATCGTGCCATGAGCACACCTTGGAGCAGCGGCTACTAACTCGCCGCCTAGGCTTTTGCCGATATCAGCGATAGAGCTTGCCATAGTGGCCATATCCTCGATCGAGGCCTTTGTACTCCACGGGTCCGAGTCTGCCGGTAACGTCTCTACCTTTTCCATATCCTGCGCGGTAGGCCGTGAGTTATGCTCAAGGCTTGGCGTTAGTAAACCTATGCAGCGGCCGTAAGCTGAGGTAATCGTGTCCTCTATAAACCATTTTTTCATATTGTTAGGGTATGTAGACACGTTACCAAAAGCGTAATCGACGGCGCTTGGTAGATGATCCTCATACTCTCGGTAGGCCTCAGCTTTGACAAGGACCGTGCCTTTAATAATATCTAGATCCTCGATGTAAGCTATTAATCGCCCGGATGGAAACTCTAATCTAAAGCGCTTAATACGAGCGTTTACGTCCTCGTAGTTATCTAAAAACCCCATTAGATTAGCTCTTTGTCTTTTAGAGCTTGAGCGATAGCGCGGCCACGTACAAAGCCCTCGCCGTGCCCGTGCTTATAACCTATTGAGTAGCCAATTACCATAAACATAAAGCCCATACCGCAGGCTGCCAAACCGATCAATATATCTAAACTATTCATTACTTAGCCCTTTGTTAAGGCCGATCAAGCTACTAACCGAGTAGCCCTCTCAGCGTTTGTAGTATCAGTATGAGGGCTTTTTGTCAGATATCAAAGCGTATTCGTGTTTGGCGTGTCGGTCTTAGGGTGCTCTTTAGGTTTAGACTTTAGGCCGTTACCGGCTAATACGCCGCCAAGGGCACCGGTTAAGAATATGGCTAAGGTTTGTAAGAGTTGTATAAAGTCTCGATCGTTAGGCGCTTGAGCTCCTACCGGCTGCGTAACAAAGACAAGGGCGTATACGGCACCGCCTGTAATTACAAAAAAGGTTAAAGCTAGTATCGCGCCAATTAAAAATATGAGGCGAGCGTGAATATCCTCAGGCGTTAGCCGCTTATTTTCTTTACTCATCTGTCGTAATAAGGTCCTTAGTGCAGGTCCCTGTAACCTCGCATTGAGGCGGAGTGCACTCAGGCTTTGTCCAGTTTTCGTATTCTTGGCACTCATATCTAACCCATCCATCATAACCGCACCCCGATAGGAGGATAGTCCCCACTATCGCCCCTATCAGGGCCCGGATCATTTAGAGCCTATGCCGTATTGCTTCTCGCTTGGTTGTACCGCTTTAAGTAGCGGACCTACGAGGCCGGCGATAAAGGCATTAGCTAATACTTTTGGATCAGTAATACCGGACATATACAAAGCTGCTACAGATGCGAGCGCAGCTCGTGCATATGATTTAGCTGCTGCTTCTAATTGTTTTTTATTCATTTTTTAATCCTAACTTTTCTATTAGTTGTTTAGCCTTAGTAGCCGATACCTCTACCTCAAAGTGCATATCGTCCGGCCTGCTCTTAAAGTCGCCGCCCCACTTAAGGCCGTACTTTTTAGCAAGGGCTCTAATCATTGGTATTTTTTCAGCCGGGAAAGTGTCGTACTTTCCTAGCGGGTGTTTTGTAGCGTTTAGATCGATAGCGGTGCCGGATGAGTGGCACGATAATTTTGTCGGATTACCTCGTACCATCCTGTACGCATATGCCCAATCGTCAAACGTGCCCTCATCGATCGGCTCGATTAGCTCGTGAAATTCAGCCGCGAAGGCTGCGAGTAGTGGCCCCACACTCTCAGCACATCGCAGCTTACGATCCGTACCCTTTACGGGGTAGGACTTTATTTTTATCTCAGCCGGATCTTTAGAGGCCGGGTATCCGTTATAGCTAGTTTCCATGATTAACCTCGACTATCTCCGGTACGATCCATTGACACGTAACCTCATCAAAGCCCGTTGCATTGTCAGGCTTAGGTGCGATAAAAGCATCACGATCTGCATCATATGTATAACCGACACCAGCATAATTTTTACGTATATTTCTGTTATAT